CGCGCTGGTTGAGTATTTTTCATAGCAGCATGGCAGTCATTGCTGCCAGCCAGATATGCCTCTTTTGCAATAGCCCTGGCAAAATCAATCATTGTGAATTTTTCAAAAGTGTATGTATCGGAGTGATGTGGATCACTGCTGAATTTATAACGCCAGCACATTCGATGTGCTTTTTTTAATATATCGTCATCTGTCATGTTAGTCACTCCGGCTGCTGACATTGTACATTTATTTGCGTAGCCCGCTGTTTAACATATCAACATAAAGCCCACCAAGTAAAAGCATGGCGTTTTTTTCGGCATTCGACGGTGTATTTCCACTTGCTGACGCAAAACAAATAACTTGATTATTTTCTGACATTATTGTTATTTCAGCTAATGGACTATCTAGGTCATCAATTAGCGGCCTTACCTCAATGGTTATTTTTAAAATCACGTTAATCACTCCGGCAAGTATTGCCATTCGATATTGTTTAAATCGTTAAATGTACTTAACTCAAAATCTGACTCATAGACAAATTCCTTTTCAAAATAAGTATAAATATTTCCCGATACTTCCCCGCAGAACTTAATTAGCACGGGCGATTTATTTTTTGGCATTTCTTCTGTCGCTTTCTTCCACGCCCTAGCCGCTTGCCATGCTTCCCATGCTAAATCAACATCCATTTCTTTATACGTGTTGGGAAATGAATACCTAGTTTCATCGTTAGGCCACCTATGGCAATCCCGCTCGAATGGTGGGCTTTTCATAAATAATTCAAACTGTTCGCGGCTTGTCATTTTCTTAACTCCGAATACTCACAATTAATACAACAGAACAAATTAGGATGCCTCTCTGAATTTTCTAATACATGTTCTGCAACGGCGGGATGGCAGTAAACATCATAGTGAAAAATAATGTGTGTAGTGTAGCGAAAATACTTTCCACAATTACTACAGTATTGCTCATGGTCATTATCTTCGTCATAACCATAACCATCGTCGTGGTTGATTTCTTGGTTATGCTTGCAATACGGGCAGTCTACTTCACTCATTTTGGCATCTCCAATAAATCACTTTCTAGTTGATCAAGAATATATAAAATCTGATCTCTTTCAATCCATGCTCCCACGCTGTCATTAACTCTTTTAACTATTCCACCGTGTTCAAGAAATGAATATCTGGGAAGCTCTTTTAATTTACAGATAGCCTTTTTAACTGGGTCTTTTTGCGGCAGCTTAACACATAACTGCTCCAGTTGTTTCCGCATGGCTTCAGCCAGTGCTTTTCTTTTTTCTTCTGTTTGATATTTTAGGTGGTCATGTTCAAAGCTAATTTTGTATCTACTCCAAAACACAATTTCATAAATTCAGTTGCGGCTTCATTTGCAATTTTGCGTTTATTATTTTTACTTACACGGCTATTACAAACATTATCTCTACACATTGCGTCATAACAAGCCATAGCGATATTGTCATGCCATGCTGATGCGTAACAGCCTTTTTTATATTCTTCATTCAGCATTATATCTCGCAATAACATCATGCCGTTTTCAATCTGTATATCCTGCAACGTTTGAATTTCATCTAGTAGTGCGCCTTCGATTTGTGTTTGCATTTTACCCTCCATATCGCTACTCATTTTACAAGCCTCACAATAATTCGTTAGTTACAGATTCCTGTCTACCATCAAGCATGAACAAAACCATTGCTTTAGCCTGTTCATAATTAAGCAGGTTTGTTCCGTAAATAATGCCGTTACCGACCGGTGTATATTCAACGCCACCATCAGGATTAAAATCAGGCGGGATTCGCATTGATAGGAATTGGCTAACCATGTGTTCAACAAGGGCATCTTGTTTATCGTTGTGGTTTTCATCAAGCCACTTTTGTACTTCTCCACCTGACCACATCTTTCTAAGCATTGTTGGGAATTGTAGTTTCATTTTAGATAACCTCAATTTTAAAAAGATTAACTGCTGTTTCTAGCATATCAATCGTTCTTGCTATGCCATCTCTAACACCTTGTGCGTGTGCATTATTTATGGCAGCATCGGGACTGCCATTCATGGCCTCTGGCTCTCTACAATCTTGCTCTAAAGATTCAATAAATGCTTTTAACACGTCAACTCTGATTACGTCTTTCATTTCATCACCTCGTTATTTTCAGGCACTGCGATTAGGATACAATTTTTATTGCGTGGTTGTGTTTCATTACATTCACCCCATCCGGCTTGTGACTGACAAAGTGAATAGCCTATAACCAAGCCAGTGCATAAACCCAAAATAAAATTAAACAGATTACCCCAAGCATCACTCATCAAAATCACCATTTAATAATTTGTGTTTAAATTCTGTAACAATCCAGAGCCAATCTTTGCTAACAGGCTGCTTTTTATTTAGCAAGCCACCTCCAAATGCAACCGGTTCATTGTTTTCATCATAACCAATTATCAATCCGCATTTAATGTCTTTTGATGCATTTTCACACACAACCTTAAAGTCATTTGCTGGGAAAATATCAATTACTTTTGACATAATCACTCACCCTCCGTCAAATATCAGGTATTTTCATTGTGGATAATGCCCACTGGCTGGCCTGATTTCCATTTCGTAAAGCCTTTCGGCTTCCTGCTAGGAAGTGGCTTGAACAGTAATTGTGTTTCCGCGATTATCAATTTTTACTTTATAGGCATTCATTTTATTTTCGTCATATTCTTCCTTCAGGGTTCCGCATTTGTAGCACTTGGTTGGCCTCTCTTTCATGTGCACGCTAAGGTTTTCCCACACATGCTCGCATGTCTTTGCATCTTCAAGTTTTCTAACAGGTAAAAGCGCGCCAAGCAACAAAACCACTGCTAAAAATAAAAATAAGCTCATTTTAATCTCCTATTTAGTTTGCAAATACGGATCAACTTGATCACAACCCGGCCTCCACCTTAAGATCAATCATTGCGGGGCTTTGTGCTGCCATGGCCGCCGCAATTAAAGCGTATGTATTTAATTTGTCCATCACTCACCTCCCGCTTCAAGTGCTGCCAGTAGTGCAGGCAATTCGTCAGCACTTGGCATTTGTGAATAAATACGCTTTACCCCATTATATTTACCATCGAAATCAGTTGGAATGTGGCTATCAAGGTGCAAAGCCCAATGAATGCGTTGATTTTTCCTATCAATTAATGTGGCCCAAACCTGGCCAAACCTTATGTCAAAGGCGACATCTCTTAATTTCACATCAGTAAAATCACTCATCTTTCTTACCACCTTGCCCATGTGCGGGCTGTTGTTTTTTTTGTTTTGGTTCATATCCCGGCCTCCATACTAACGATTCTTTCCAGTTGCATTTTGCGGGGATGACACCAATCGCCCCGGTCATGTCGTATTGAACAGAATAGATGTTATCTGATAAAATTAAATCATTGCCAAAATATACCCGACCATTTTTACCGGTTGCTGCCTGTGTTATTTCAAGCGGCAACACATCCCAGACAGCCTGCGGGATGATTGTCGAGTGTGGCGGCTCGATGATTTCTGTTTCGATAACCGCGTAGGCAATTATATCTGAACAAGACTTTATATGAGTCCATCTACAAATAGCATAATTACCAGAAATTATTGTTGTTCCATCTCGTAATTTAAGTGCGACGATTAATTCATCAGCAACCGGACACTCGCCGCCATGCCAAGGTGTTAGTTCAATTTTTTGTGGTTTCATTGTTGTGATTCCTGTGAAAATAAATCGCGGGTTTCGAGTTTTGCATCTGCAAGATTTTTAACAGCTTGATCAAAATAGCTCGGCTTTAATTCACTGCCAATAAATCTTCTGCCCATTTTTACAGCGCAATAACCCTCACTACCAACGCCTAAAAACGGGCTAAAAACTAAATCATTTGGTGCTGACCATAATTCTAATGCGCGCTCTATAACGTCGAGCTGCAATGGACAGATATGCTTAACGTCATCATCATCACGCGCATCACGATAGTTAAGTGTGCGGGTTTGGCTAATATCAAACCAGACTGGCGAGGCGTAACGCTGCCACAATTCAACAGGGAATTGATCTGCGGTGTGCGATATTGGAACTGTATTTATCCCAGGCTTTCGCATAACAATTAAATAGTCAGCAAGCCCCTGCCTACTCATTGAGCTATCTTTTTTAATTGTTTTGTGAAGAAGACCAAGCGCTTTGGTTCTTTGCATTGCTACCACGGGATCTTTCCAGATGCACACCTCACTATGATAAATCCATCCCTTATTCTTAAACATTCTGATCAAGTCGCCGCGAAAATCACGAATTCCTATAAATCCATCATTTGCTTTACTAGTTGTTAATTGCATGCAATGTACGGCCATCAGCCTGCTTGGCATTGTTATCCTGAAAAGCTCATCAATTAAATAGCTGAAGTGCTGATAAAATTCGCCAGCGCTTTTTGAATTCCCCATGTCTCTGTCGCTGTTTGAATATGTAAACAATGACGCAAATGGCGGGCTGTATACAGTAAATCCTACACTATCCGATTCAATTTCACGCGCCAAATCAATGCAGTCAGCCTGGTGCAACGTGTATCCATCGCCATTAAAAACACGCCTTACATATTCTGTTTTCTGATTTTCAATGCCAAATACTTCATTTTTAGTATAGTGAGTCATGTGTTTTACCATCTCTAGTGACATTTGCTGATTTTGTTTTTCCTTGCGCTTGATGTTTTCAACAACCGCGCCCTCACTCTCTGCGCTTATTATATGCACGTTCACTGGCATGGTTTGTCCAAATCTGTAAAAGCGCCTGACTGCTTGATATAACGCCTCCCATGAGTCGCTAAGCCCAACAAAACAAGTGTTATTACAGTGTTGCCAATTCATGCCCCACCCGCAAACTGACGGCTTACTAACTAACACCCTTAGTCTGCCGTGCGTAAAATCATCAATGGTTTTTTCTTTATAGTCTATGCTGTCGCTGCCCTTTACGTCTTTTGCACCATCAATTAATTTTGATAATTTTTCACTTTCTTCATTACGATTGCACCATACGACCCATTGCTTGTCACTGTCATTTACAATCTCAGCACACTTGGCTACCCGGTCATCAATGCTCTCCTTTCTTGCTGTATTCCTGTCCATAAGCCCTTGGGCAATGTCGGGGAATAACCCAGTAGTTGTTTTTGACGCAACTACATGATCAAAGAAATTCAGTGCCGGCAAAATATATTTGCTGCCATCAAAACCTAAATCCGCCGGTGATTTTATGACAATGGCCCATGTGGCCAGCCACTCCCAGAATTTAATTTTACCGTGCCCTTTTAGTATCCATGTCCCTGTGTCGCCGGCATCATTGATAAAAAACATGGCCAGCATTTCTTGCATTGTGACTATTCCCAACCACTGCGCCTGATTTCCCAGTTCTGTGAAGTCGTTAGGTGATGGCGTTGCAGTGCAAGATAATTTGTAGGGCGTTTCCTTGCAGATTTCTATCAGCTTGTTACGTGTTTTCCCATCCTGATTTTTTAAAATGCTTGACTCATCAAGCACCACGCCAACAAATTCAGAAAAATCAAAATTATCGGCCATTTCATAATTCGTGATGTTAACCCCTGGCTTTAATTGCGAATGATCGCGACAGTAATTAACTGTTATTCCGAATTTTTCCAGCTCTTCCACTGTCTGATGCGCTACGCAAAGAGGCGCTAGAATCATCACCATTTTGCCGGTTTCATTGCTGACTGCGTCGGCCCATGCGCCCTGCATTAGCGTTTTACCC